TTTATTCTTATGGCAAACATATCATATGGAGCGTCCACCGAACTGGATGCAGTAAACTCTATATTGATGAGTGTTGGAGAGTCACCTGTTAATACTTTAAGTGTACAAAGCCCTGAAGTGGCTATTGCACAGAAAACTCTGCAGCAAGTCTGCCGTGAGATATTAGCAGAAGGGTGGAAATTCAATACTGAAACACAATACCCTATCACATTAGATTCAAGCAATCATTGTATTGTTCCTGATAATGTACTACAAATAGACCTTAATAGGTATAGACATCCTGATGCATTTGATACTGTCAGGAGAGAACATAACGGTATTAAAAAGTTATATGATTTACATGATCATACTTTTGAATTTACTAACACATCTGGTAATAAAATATATGTAGATATAATATGGATGGTAAATTTTAACGATATACCACAAGTATTCCAAGACTATATAACTATCAGAGCTTCGAGGATCGCTTCTAACCGCATGGTAAACAACCCACAGGCAGCAGAACTCATTTCAGCAGATGAAGCCCAAGCAAGGGCTGTAGCGTTGGAGTATGATACTGTTCAAGGTGATTATAATATCTTCAATAACCAAGAAGGTAGGACTAACGCTAGCACTGTTTACCGACCATATAAAGTTTTACAGAGAAGGTAATGCCAACAGTAAATCAACGTATTCCTAACTTTCTAGGGGGAGTATCTCAACAACCTGACACAATTAAATTTCCTGGGCAGCTAAGAGTATGTGATAATGCTGTACCTGATGTAACCTTTGGGTTAATGAAACGACCTCCTGGGGAATTTGTAAAAACACTTACTAATGCTAATGATAATGGGTATTGGTATGAGATAATTAGAGATGGGGATGAAAAATATTTAGCACAAATGACAGCGTTAGCTAGTTATAGCGGTACCAAACCTATTAGGATTTGGAACCTTTTAACTGGAGTCGAACAAAGTCTTACTAATGGTAATGGTGATTCTTTGTTTGCTTATATGCAACAATCAGGTACAACAGAACCTTATGCTCTACAAACCATACAAGACTACACGATCATTACTAATCCACAACAAACGATTAGTACGACTGGGAACACTGATACTCCTCTCAACAGTGGGGACTACGCTTTTGCTAGGTTAGATACCATTGCTTATAACACTGAGTATGTATTATATACAGGAGCTACGGCACCTACAGCTAATACTTATTATAGAGTCACAGCATTAAGTGTAACTAAAAACACTAACTCACCTTCTGGTAATAACGAAACTGGTAATACATGGGATGATTCTAACACAGATGGACGTTACGCTGGATTAGCACAATTTTCATTTAGTGATTCTGCTTGTGAAGATGTTGAAGGGCATGTAACAGTCAATGCTGCAAGTTATGTAGATAGTAATACAGCTAACTATGACAGTGACGGTGCTGGTCAATCAACTGATTTCTTAGGTTATACACAAAACTATAAAATTAGATATACAGCACAGGTTACTTTAAAAGATGGCGGTCTTATTAAAACTACATCTGAATCAACAGCATTAGGTAAATCACATGGTATTACTATTGAAGGAGTTAATTATACTGTTAATGTAGACGCAGTTGAACCTGTTGAAACTTATGAAGGTGTATCTGGTATAGCCTTTTACCGTTCACCTAAGAACCCTGATAAGGGTAAACTTAGTATGGTAAACATCCTTCAAAAATTATTTGCCTCAGTAAACTCTAATCTATCTAATGTAACTGCTGAAGTAATTGGTAGTGGTTTATATCTTTATGGTGATGATGCTCCTACAGTAAACTTCCTCGGAGGTGCTGTAAATGAGCAAATGAATATTATAGGTAATACTGCTCAAGATGTTAGTAGATTACCAAGTCAATGTAAACACGGTTATATAGCACAGGTAGCTAATTCAGAAAACTTAGATGCTGATAATTATTATGTTAAATTTATAGCTGATAATGGTACGCAAGGTAGTGGTAAATGGGAAGAATGTCCTAGACCACATAACTTTTCATCAGGCAGTGATCCTATGGTCAAAGGGTTAGACCCCGCTAAGATGCCTCATGCTTTAGTTAATAACCGTAATGGTACATTTACTTTCAAAAAGTTAGATGAAGCTACAGCTAATACTGATAGTAATGATAACTACTGGAAGTATAGGGAAGTAGGTGATGATATAACCAATCCATTCCCTAGCTTTAACGGTAAAAATATACAGAAAATATTTTTTCATAGAAATAGATTAGGACTTATTGCAGATGAACAGATAGTCCTCAGTCGTCCTGGGGATTATTTTAATTTCTTTATTGTCTCTGCTATTTCGGCTAGTGATGATAATCCTGTGGATATTACAGTATCAGATATCAAACCTGCATTTATTAATCATGTACTCCCTATACAAAAAGGGGTGATGATGTTTAGTGATAATGGACAATTCTTATTATTTACTGAGTCAGATATTTTTAGCCCTAAAACGGCTAGATTAAAAAAAATAGCTAGTTATGAATGTGATGCTTCTTTACAACCTAGAGATATGGGTACATCAGTTATGTTTACTTCTAATGTATCTGCATATACTAGAGCATTTGAAGCTACAATACTTGATGATGATGTACCGCCTAAAATTCTAGAACAAACCAGAGTTGTACCAGAATATATACCTAAAGACATTACACTATCAGCTAACTCATCTGCATTAGGTATTGTTACTTTTGGTAAGAAAAATTCAGCTGAGATTTATCATTATAAATACTTTGATTCTGGAGAAAGAAGGGATCAATCAGCTTGGTATAGCTGGAGTTTAACAGGTCCAATGCAGCATATGACTTATACTGCTGGTAGTTTTTATGTAGTAACTAAATTAAATAATACTTTTATACTCTGTAAACATGAGTATGTAACAGATGCTACAGCTACTAGAAGTTATACTGTAGGTGGTGTCGAAGCTAATGTAGGTTCACCCTTATATACAGCTAGATGGTTTGAAGCTTGTCTAGATTGTATGGATGTTCCAACATCTATAACTTACACAGCTCAAACTACAACAGCTCCTGAGAAAACTGTCTTAGCTTTAAACTATACACCTACTGCTGCTACTAATTTTTATGCAGTCGGTTTAAATGGTACCAACGCAGGTATGGTTGTTAAAGCTGATTCTGTGACTACTAATAGTGCTACCTTTAACGGTATTAATATGACTGGATGGGAAGTGGTTGTAGGTTATGCTTACACTAGTACAGTTGAACTACCTGATTACCATTTAGCACTTGAAGCTAATAAGTTTGATACAGATGGTTCCTTAAGAATCTCTGGTCTTAACTTTAATTTAGGAGTCTCTGGTCCTATGGAGTTCCATCTAACAGCTAAAAATTCTTATGTTGATTCTGCTGGTACAGTTACCAAAGAATTTGATGATTATATTCAATATGAATCAGGTATGAAAACTGGTTTAGCTAACTTTGGTGAACCACCTTCAGAATTAAATAAGTCTGTAAGAGTACCTATACAAAAGAAAAATACTAAATATAATTTACAAATAAAAATACCAGATCCTTTTTCCACCGCTTTAATCTCAGCTAGCTGGGACGGCAACTATAACCAAAGAAGACATGTACGAAGGTAAGTATATCCAACCCTGCACTCCAGAGT